AGCTAATAAAATCGGCGGTGATGTGCCAGTTGGAACGACCGAGATATGCCTACATTGCCCCAACCTACAGCCAAGCCAAGCGAGTTGCCTGGGACTACCTCACCCACTTTGCCGCACCGCTCGGTGGAACAGCCAACATTTCAGAGCTTCGTGTTGACTTCTGGGACCGCAGGATCGGGCTATACGGATCGGACAACCCAGATTCACTTCGGGGAAGTTACTTTGACGGAGTGGTTCTTGATGAGGTGGGGGATCAAAACCCGAAGATCTGGAACGAAGTGATTCGCCCTGCCCTAGCCGACCGAAAAGGCTGGGCACTGTTCATCGGGACGCCAAAGGGCCAGAATCACTTCTTTGACCTCCGCAACCGAGCGATCAACGAACCGGGTTGGAAGCTGCTGGAGTTCAAGGCCAGCCAGACCAAGATCATTGCCCAGGCTGAACTAGATGACGCCCTGCGGGAGATGGGTCAAGACAAGTACGACCAAGAGTTCGAGTGTTCTTTCCACGCGGCTATCGAGGGTGCGTACTACGGACACCAACTCAACCAGATGGAAGGGGAGGGGAGGTTCTGCGAGATCAAGCGGGATGACCTCTGCAAGACCGTCTGTGCATGGGACTTGGGTATTGGTGACTCTACGTCTATCTGGGTGGCACAGGTTCACGGGCAGGAAGTAAAACTTCTGGATTACATCGAGAACCACGGAGTTGGACTGGATTGGTACGTCCGAGAGCTACGAAACCGGGACTGGCATAAGGCCGAGAACATTGTCCCGCACGACGTACAGGTAAGGGAGTTAGGCTCTGGCAAGTCCCGTCTCGAGGTGTTGCAAGCCGCTGGTCTGGAGTGTCGGATCGCTCCGCGTCTGTCTGTGGATGACGGTATCCAGGCTGTCCGTAGGCTACTGCCGCGCTGCTGGTTCAATGTTCCGGCGGTAAGCGAAGGGTTGAACTGTCTGCGGAACTATCGACGGACGTTCGACGAGAAGCAGAAAGTGTTCTACGATAGACCACTACATGATTGGTCTAGTCATGGCTCAGATGCCTTTCGTTATCTTGCGATTGGGCTGAACGAAACGCAGTCCAGTTGGGGCAAGCCGATCAACGTACAAACTCGCTGGATTGTCTGATGCTGATGCCACAAGGTAATATTGTTACTAAACGCGAATTTGACGCGCTGGCTAAACTCGTTGCCGAGCTACAAAAGCAGGTTGAGGAGTTGAAAGCCAAACCCGAAAAACGCCCGTACACACGGCGAGAGGTTCAAGATGGATATCGGTAGGCTACAAGGCATCCTGCAAGCAGAGATTGACGATGCTATCGGGATGCTCGACTCTGAAACGACAGAGGAACGCGGTCAGTCAATCGACTACTACCTCCGCAAACCTTACGGCAACGAGGTAGAGGGCCGCTCTCAGATCGTTACCGGCGAGGTTGCCGAGGTTGTCGATGGTGCGCTGCCGCAACTCATCCGAGTATTTACTGCAAGCGATGACCTGGGTAGGTTTGAGCCTGTAGGCCCAGGAGACGAGGAAGGCGCGAAGCAAGCGACCGACTATGCAAACTGGGTGTTCTACAAGGACAACCGAGGTTTTGCGCTGTTGCACGACTGGTTCAAGGACGCTCTCCTGGAGAAAACCGGAACACTGAAAGCGTACTGGGAGCAGAAGGTTGACGTTAACGAGGAGGCTTATCGGGGTCTGACTGACAACGAGCTTCTCCTGTTGATGTCAGACGGTACTCGGCAGATCGTTGCACAGGAGACGATTACCGAGGAAGTCGCGTCTCCGATGGGAGCCATGCAGCAGACGACGCACAATGTTGTCGTGCAGAAGCGCATCAACTCTGGCCGGATTCAGATTGACGTAGTGCCTCCAGAGGAGTTGATTGTCAGCAAGAAAGCCACCTGCGTAGAGGATGCGCCCTTTATTGCCCATAGGAGGCTCGCCACGCGATCAGAACTGATTGCGATGGGGTTTAACCCTGACCAGATCAACTCGCTGCCAGCGTACAACTCTCTGGACTTTACCGAGGAGCGACTTGCACGATACTCGCCTGGAGAGGAACCGTTCGAGCAGGAGAGCCTCGACGAGACGATGCAGCAGGCCGAGGTGTACGAGTGCTACATCTATGTTGACTTTGACGGTGACGGTATTGCTGAACTCCGGCAGATTTACTACTCTGGCCAGCAGATTCTGACCTGGGCAAACGGGACTGAGGCGAACATTAAAACGGATTACATTCCCTTCCATGTAATCTGCCCGATGCCAGTTCCGCACAAGTTCTTCGGTCAGTCGCTTGCTGATCGGGTGATGGACATCCAGCTAATCAAGTCCACGATTACTCGTCAGATTCTCGACAACATCTACCTCATCAATAACGCTCGCAGTGCCGTTGTAGAGGGGCAAGTCAACCTCGATGACCTGCTGAACGTCACTCCGGGTGGAGTTGTACGGACTAAAGCGCCTGGGATGGTGCAGCCGATCACTGTGCCGGATGTCACTGGCAGTGCGTATCCGCTGTTGGGTTATTTCGATGGTGTACAGTCAAAACGGTCTGGCGTGTCGGATGTCCAGCAAGGTCTAGACCCGAACATCTTGCAAAACGTGACCGCTGCGGCTGTTGCTGCTACGACTCAGGCTGCACAGGGGAAACTGGAGCTAGTCGCTCGAATCTTCGCTGAGACGGGCGTTAAGAGCCTGTTTAAGGGCATTCTGCACCTACTCTGCAAGTATCAGGACAAGCCTCGCTTGATTCGGATGCGCGGCAAGTATGTCGAGATGGACCCGCGAGAGTGGTCGAACCAGTATGACGTGTCGATCTCTGTCGGACTTGGGACCGGATCGAAGCAGGAGCAGATGGCGATGCTCCAGATGGTGCTGGCAAAGCAGGAAGCCATTCTGCAAGCCTACGGTCCTGCCAATCCGCTCGTGTCTGTCGGACAGTATCGGGCTACGCTCGGGAGGTTTATCGAGGCCGCAGGGTTTAAAGACTCAGCGGAGTTCTTCAAAGAGATCCCGCCTGAAGTCGATCAAGCCCTGTCGAATCCACCTCCGCAGCAGCAGCAGCCGGGACCGATGGATGCCATGCTTGCCCAGGCTCAAGCCCAGATTGAGATCGACCGGCAGAAGGCTTTGGCTGACATTGAAACAAAGCGCATCAAGGCACAGGCTGATATTCAGCTTGCACGCGAAAAAGCCGCTGCTGAACTTATGCTGAAGCGGGAGGAGTTTCAAGTAGAGGCTCAATTGAAAGCAGCGAAGGTCGGTGCCGGCATTTCCGCTAACGTGGAGATTCCAGGTTGAACCCGGAACGCGCTGCGAATCTAATGCGGGATAAGGAGTTTGTCGCTGAGTTAACTAAACTCCACGATCTGCAAATCCAGACGATTGTGAACTCGCTAGAGCACGATGTTGACGTTAGAGAAAATGCGTATAGAATGATTAAGGCGCTTTCAGTTATTCGCTCGCATTTCCAGAGTATCGCTGATACGAAAGAGATCGAACGCAAACGCTGGAAGATTTTGTAACTTGTAACGGGTGAATATGGACACGACTCCTAACGGAAGTGGACCGCTGAGTGTTGACGGTGCAGCCAACGCGATTCTTGGGCTAATGGGACCAGAGGAAGGTGACGAACCGACTCCCGAGGTTTCACAGGAGCAAGAGCCGCAGGTTGAGCAGGAGACGCAGGAAGTTGAGGAAACACCGCGCTACCGGGTGAAAGCCGCAGGTGAGGAACGCGAAGTTTCTTTGGATGACCTGATTAGGTCTTACCAGCTTGGCACTGATTACACGCAGAAAACCCAAGCGCTTGCCGAGCAGCGAAAGGCTATCGAGGCCGAGAAAGCTGCTGTAGAGCAAGCAAAGTCCCTCCGCGATCAGTATGCGCAACGGTTAGAACTTATCGAAAAGGTTCTATCGGAGCAGAACAAAACGGAGGATATTGAACACCTGAAAGATACTGACCCTATTGGCTATGCCGTAAAGGTTGCCGAACTTTCTCAACGGGAGAAGCAACTAACTGCCGTTCAAGCCGAACGCTCTCGCCTTGCCCAACAGCAACAAGCGGAGCATCAGCAGCGACTGCAAGAGGTGCTGGCTCAAGAAGCTGAGAAGGTTGCCCAGGCAATTCCTGAGTGGAATACCGAAAAGGGAGAGGATGTCCGTAAAGACATTCGCACTTACGCGAAAGGTCTGGGCTTCTCGGATCAGGAACTTTCACAAGTCTATGACAGCCGAGCAGTGCTAACGCTCTGGAAGGCCGCGCAGTACGACAAGTTAATCGCTAACAAGCCAGAGGTCACTAAAAAGGTGAGCGAGGCTCCGAAGATGATGAAGCCCGGAACTGCGAAAGTATCGAATCCAGAATCGGATGCGCTGAAAGCTGAACGAAACCGCTTGCGTAAATCTGGCAAGGCTAGGGACGCAGCGACCATCTTTGAACGATTCTTGGCATAGGAGTAAATCATGCCCACCTTTACCGCACATACGGCCATTGGCCAGCGCGAAGACCTTATCGATGTCATTTACGACATCAGCCCGACCGAAACCCCGATCATGAGCACTCTGGCTCGCACCAAAGCGACCGCAGTGTTCCACGAGTGGCAATCGGATTCCCTGGCCGCTGCAACGTCGGCTAACGCTGCTGTTGAAGGCGCAGACGCAACCAGCGCGACCATCAGCCCAACTACCCGTCTTGGCAACTACACGCAGATCGTTCAAAAGACGATTCAAGTGTCCGGTACGCTCGAAACGGTCAACAAGGCCGGTCGGCGCTCGGAGAAGGCTTATCAGTTGTCGAAAGCCGCAGCCGAATTGAAGCGGGATATGGAAACCATTATCACTGCCAACCAAGGGCGTGACGCTGGTTCATCGTCTACCGCTCGCAAACTCGGCGCAATTCTGTCGTGGATCAAGACCAACACCTCCAAGGGTACGTCTGGCACTGACCCGACGACCATCGGCGTATCGACTCGTTCTGACGGTGCTACTCGGACTTTCACCGAGCAACTGCTGAAAGATGTTATCGCTGACGTTTTCGACAGTGGTGGCAATCCGACGATGCTTACCGTTGGTTCTGGTCTGAAGCAGAAAGCCAGTTCGTTTGCCGGTATCGCTGCCCAGCGGTATATGGCTCCTGGCGACCAGCCGACGACCATCGTGGGGGCCGCGGATGTCTATATGAGCGATTTTGGTTCAATTTCAATCGTTCCTAATAGATTCCAGCGCACCCGTGACGCACTGTTGCTCGATCCTGAATACGCAGCCCTTGCGTATTTGCGCCCGTTTGCGACGACCGATCTTGCAAAAGTCGGCGACAGCGAGAAAACGCAGCTTCTGTGCGAATTCACGCTGGAGATGCGTAACGAAGCCGCTCATGGCGGTGTGTTCGATCTTGACCCAGCGCTGTAACTCTTAACGGAGTGGACGCCCCTGCTTTCGAGTGGGGGCGTTTTTATATGCCAAGACTATTCTCTGTAAACGATAACTCGATCACCGTTGCTCATGACACGGATGATGGAGTGATTTTGGAAACCAGACAGGATGTTTCCCAAATCATCGAGGCCAACAAAAAGCAGTACAACGAGACAGCTAACAAGTTTGACGACGTAATCACACACGTTGCTCGCTTGCCGCTGACTGTTGTTGACGATTTGAACCGCAAGCGGGTAATGCAAGGGTTCAAGGTCATCGACAGCAAGGCGTTCAAAGCCTTCCTGAACCATCCTGACAACCGATTCTTTAGAACTCATCCGGGGCACATTTGAAAGTCGCTATCTGCGTACCGTGTCGAGATGAAGTGATGGCAGGGTTCTGTTTCGACCTTGCAAGGCTGTGTGCATACGAGGCAAAGCGAGGTGTTAACGACATCCAGTTGTTGCAGATGCCTGGGACGCTGATCTTTACCCAGCGCGAGAAACTCGCTGCGGAGGCTCTAGAGTGGGGTGCGGACCAACTGTTATGGATTGACTCTGACCAGCGATTCCCTGCCAACACGCTAGAAATCTTGCAATCGCGGCAGGTTACGATGGTT